TGGCGACGACCTGGCACGCGAAACCGCCACCGGAACCGTCACCTACACCACAACGTGCAGCTGGATCGACGCCGACGACATCACCGAATGGCTCGGCGTCGAATCAGCAACCGCAAACGACACCGCGTTCATCGCAACCTGTGTCACCGCGGCCAACGCCTGGTGTTACCGCCGTCGAGCATCGGCCGGCTATTTCGACAGCCTGTCAACCGTCCCAGACGGCTCCGTCAAACTCGGGACGGTCATGTACGGCGCCACGCTGTACCGTGAACGCGGCTCAGTCGACGGCTACGCCTCGTTCGACGCAATGGGAACCACTCAGCCGATCGCGTCCTACGGCCGCATTCTGCAGCTTCTCGGCGTCGGTAGACCGCAGGTGGGCTGATGCCTGCCTCCGGAATCTTCATCAGCGCGATCGCCCAGATCAAAGCCGCTGTCACCGCGCTCGGCTACAAGCCGGTCACCGACCCGCGCAACGCCCGCCCGCTCACCGTCTTCATCGAGATGCCGACGTTCAGCGGATTCAACACAAACATCGCCGACATGACGTTCACGCTCCGTGTACTCGCGCCGCCACCAGGCAACCAAGACGCGACGAACTGGATCCTGACCGCCGTCGACGCCATCCATGAGAGCGCGGACATCGCCGTGACCGCCGGCACGCCGTCCATCGCCCTCATCGGTGAGCAACAGCTCCCCGCCTATGATCTAACCGTCCGGCTAGCAACAAGAAGGAACTGATCCACATTGGCTACAACCATTGTCCTCAACCAGGCGAACCTGTCAGTCGATTCTGTCGACTTCAGTGACCAGTGTTCGACCGTCACCGTCACCGAGAGCTACGAAGCCCTTGAGGCGACCGCGTTCGGCGACACCGCCCGCAAGTTCGTCAAGGGACTCGGCAACCACGAGATCTCGGCCACGCTCATGATCTCGTACGGCACCAGCGAGGTTGAGGAGAAGCTCAACAGCCTCGCCGGCACCACGTTCAACGTCGTCGTCACCCCGACGACCTCCGGAACCCCTGGTACCGACAACCCCGCCTACACGCTCACCGGCTGCTACCTCGAATCCGTCACCCCGATCAACGGCGGTGTCGGCGAGCTGCCGACGATGGACGTCACCTTCCGCGGCGGCGCCCTCACCCGCGCCACCAGCTGATCCCAGTTTCATCCCCTAACAAAGGAACCCCGACATGCAACTGACCCTCCGGTTCACCCTGAACGGCGAGACGCACGAAGTCACCACCTCGCTTCGTGCGCTCGTCGCTTGGGAACGCAAGTTCAAGGCCAAGATGTCGCAAATGGCGAATCAGATCGGCGCCGAAGACATCGCGTACTTGGCTTACGAATCAGCCAAAAGCGTCAAGATTGTCGTCCCTGCGACGTTCGATGACTTTCTCAACAAGGTCGATGGCCTGCCGGAGATTGTGAGCAGCGATAACCGCCCTACCCCAGGGGAACCAGACGACGCCAGCTAGCAGAACTGCTGGTCGCCGTCGGCTGGTGGCCCCCACAAATCGAGTTCGAGACCAAAGACCTCAACACCGTGGTCGATGTTTTCGAGGAGCAGAAAAAGCAGCAGAACCGTGGCAAGCGTTAGCACCAAAGTCGAAGTCAACGGCCTAGCCGACACGCTTCGCACGCTTCGCCGCGTCGACCCTGAGCTTCGCAAGACGACGATCCGGCGCATGAAACTCGCGGCCAAGCCAATGCAAGCCGAAGCCAAGAAACTGTTCCCCGACGCCTCGCCGCTGTCCGGCTGGGGAAACTGGCGCGGCGGCTACGACGGCCGCACCGTCAAACGCAACGTCAAAGTCGCGTTCAAGGGATCGAAAGCCCGTAACAGCGACACCATCCCTCTGCTGACGCTTCGCCAAACCAGCGCCGCCGGCGTCATCTTTGACATTGCTGGCCGCAAGAGCTCAGGCAACAGCCCGTCTGGCCGCGCCATGATCGCCCGCCTAGACCGGTTCGCTCCGGCCTCGAGGGTGATGTGGCCGACCGCTGAACGCCACATGCCTGAAGTCGTGCAAGGCGTAAGATCAGCCATTGACGACATGTCCGAGATCATCAACCAGGAGCTGCGCTAATGGCAATCAACGTCCCCATCGTTAGCGAGTTCAATAACCGTGGCCTCAAGAAGGCCATGTCCGAGTTCAAGCGACTCGAAACGACCGGCCAGAAAACCGCTTTCGCCCTCAAGAAAGCGTTCGTCCCTGCCACAGCTGCGCTCGGTGGCCTCGCCGTGGCCGGCGCGAAGATGGTGGCCGCTGGCGAGCAGGCCGCTACCGCTAACGCTCGCATCGAGCAGATCGCGACCTCGATGGGGCTGTTCGGCGATCAGACCCAGGTCGTCACAAACCGTCTGGTCGATCTGGCAAACGAGCAGGCCCGCCTCACCGGCGTCAACCAAAACACGATCAAAGAATCCCAGGCGCTACTTCTCACGTTCAAGGACATCGCCTCGAGCGCTGATGAAGTTGGCGGCGCATTCGACCGCGCCACGCAGCTCACCCTCGACATGGCGTCCGCCGGCTTCGGCTCCGTCACCGACAACGCCAAGCAGCTCGGCAAAGCCCTGAACGACCCGATCGCCGGCCTGACCGCGCTCCGCCGTTCCGGCATCCAGTTCACCGAGGCCCAGCAAGATCAGATCCGCACCCTGGTCGAGTCTGGCGAAGTGCTTGAAGCGCAGAACATGATTCTCGAGGAGATCGAGAATCAGGTCGGCGGCACCGCTGAAGCCACGGCTAACGGCACCGACAAGATGAAAGTCGCGTTCAGCCAAGCGTCCGAATCAATCGGCTTGGCGCTCCTGCCGGTTATGGAGAAATTGGTCGAAATCATTGTTCCGTTGGCCGACTTCATCGCGGAGAACACCGAACTGGTCCTCGCTTTAGCGGCCGGCATCGGAACGCTCGCCGGCGCTGTCGTTGTCGCGAACATTGCGATGAAACTGTGGACGGCTATCACGGCGATCACGACCGGCATCAACTACGCCCTCGCTACCTCGTTTACGGCTGTTCAGGTCGCGTCAGGTCTGATCGTGTTCACGGCGCTGATCGCCGCCTTGGTTTATCTTGAGCAGAAGTTCGGAATCGTCAGCGCCGCGATCGAGAAGTTGCTCGGATTCTTCAATCTGCTCCGCGACGGCGTCGGCTGGCTCGCCGAAAAACTTGGTTTGGCATCCGACGAGATTGAAAACTTTGAGCGCACCACCGATTCAGCTCGCGAGGAAGCCGGCGACATGTACGAAAGTGTTCGTGAGATGGGCGGCGGTGTAGACGATGCTCGCGAACAGTTTGAGCGTGCCATCGGACCTACTGAGGAATATCAGCGCAAAGTCAAGAAAGCCGGCGAATCGTCAAAGAAAACGGCTGAGTTTGTCGACACCCTTTGGGCATCAACCGACGAACTGTACAAGCGCATGTTCGCGCTCAATCCTGAGATCCAGCGTTACCTCGACCAGCTTGATCGTGAACAAGCCGTCCGTGACTTCAACAGCGCCGTCGAAGACTTCCGCGAAATCGCAAGCAGTAACGCTGAAGGCTCTGACGAATGGGAGGAAGCCAACAAGCGAGTCAACGAAGAACTTGCCAACGTGATTGAGACTATGAAGAACGTCCCGCAGGAAGTTCAGACAGAGATGTTCATCATGGTCGAAACCGGCGAACTTGACGCCGCAATCCGTAAAGCAGAACGGCTAGCCGAAGTGTTGGGTTTCACCGTCGCAGGACCAAGCGAGTTCGGCATCGGCGGCGGCGGTGTACCAGGCATGAGCGATCTTCAAGCCGCCCTGCAAGGATCCGGGTTTGTAAACACCAGCATCCCGCAAGCCTCTGGTTTAGTTTCTTCGACGCTGATTCGGCCTGGGCAAGGCAACGTCACTTACAACGTCAACGTCGAAACTCTCAACCCGACCGCCGAAACCGGCCGTGTCATCGTTGACAGCATCCGCCGATTCAACCGAGCATCCGGTCCGGCCGGCATACAGACAAACGCTCGCTTATGACAGCAACGATTGTTCAGTCGGGCGATTACACGCTCGAAATCGACACCGGCGCACCCGTACAAGGGTTCCGGCTCGATGACGCCGTACGCGGCGTTCTAGACGGCACCACGTTTGTTCTCGACGGACTCACCGACTTCGCAGACGTCACCGACGGCGCACGAAACATTCAGATCAACCGCGGCCGGCGCGACATCAACAACCAGTTCTCGGCCGGCACCATGAGCTTTGTACTTGATGACACCGCGGCCGGCGGCGTGTTCAACCCGTTCGCCAGCGACTCGCCGTATTACGACCCGTCCAACAATGAACCAGGACTCGCCCCGATGCGATTGGTCAGGCTGTACCGCGAATCCGAGCTGCTGTTCGTCGGCCGCGTCGTCAACTACAACTACCAGTTCGGCCTTGACGGCAACGACGCCGTCGAAGTTGACTGTGTCGACGACTTCTACCGGCTCGCTCAAACTGTCACCGAAGATGTTCACATCGACAAAGAACTGTCCGGTGCTCGAATCGAAACCATCCTCGACCTTCCCGAAGTCGATTACCCGAGCGGATCAGCCCGCAACATTGCTACCGGCACCGTCGAGCTTGGAGGCCACACCGGCGGCGGCGGTGGCGGCCACGACTACGACCTCGAACTCGGACAAAACGTCCTTGACTACCTGAGTCTGATCAACGAAACAGAACGCGGCCGGCTGTACATCGACCGAGAAGGCGTTCTGACATTTGAGAACCGGATCGGGAACACGCTGTCCTCGCCCGTCGCCAACTTCAATGACGACGGCACGAACTACGCGTACCGCAATGTCGAGATCTCATTTGGGGCCGACAAAGTAGTCAACCTGGCGTTCGTTCAATCACTTGCCAACGACTTCGGATCAGCCGAAGACACCGACAGCCAAGCCAAATACTTCATCCAGTCAGTAGCCATCAGCGCGTCATTGCTCGACACCGACGCCGCGTGCGAAGAACTGGCGACCTATGTACTGAACCCTGAACCGGAACCAACGTTCACCGCGGTCGAGGTCGCGTTCTCACAGCTCTCTGACGCGCAACGTGACGTTGTTGCCACGATCGACATCGGCGACACCATCAGCATTGAGAAAGAGTTCATCAACGGCGCGTCGACCACGCAGTTCGCCCAGGAACTCGCCGTCGAAGGCGTCGAACATTACATCGACTATGTCGGCGGTCATGTCGCCCGTTTCTACACAAGCCCCACAACCATCGTCTACGAACTGATCCTCGATGACGCCACATATGGTGTGCTCGACGCCCTCAATGTTCTAGGATAAGGAGCACCTATGGGAGCCAACGCCCAAACCTCCGTGCCGGCCTTCACCGCCGGCCAGGTACTTACGGCCGCGCAGGTCACCGGTATCAACACCGGCATCCCCGTCTTCGCGTCATCCACCGAACGTGACGCCGCTTTCGGCGGTACCGGTGAAAAGACGTTGGCCGAAGGCCAGATGGCCTACCTCGAGGACACTAACGAGACTCAGTACTACGACGGCTCCTCATGGTCTGCGATGGGCGGCGGCAAAATCCTGCAAGTCGTGTCAACGACAAAGAGTGACACTTTTACTGCGAGCGTTGTCTCTGGCGGCACAGTTGATGTGACCGGTTTGACTGCAACCATTACGCCGACGGCCGCGACATCCACGATTCTTGTGAATGCAAACGTCGTTGGTTCTACCGACAACGGCAACTTTGCTGCTGTTTCGTTTTTTGTGCAACGCGACACCACGCCGATTTTGGTTGGCGACTTGGCAGGCAGTCGGGCGCAAGTCAGCACCGCAGCATGGCCGACCATCGACGCTAACGGAACCGCCGTAATCGCAGCCTCAATGTTTGGTCAAGATTCGCCAGCAACAACGTCTGCGATTACCTACAAGGTCACGCTGTTCAACCAGGTCAGCAGTACACAAACGCTGCGAGTGAACGAAACTGCCAATGATGCAAACGCTAGCTACACGCCCCGCACAGTTTCTTCAATCACCGTCATGGAGGTGTCAGCGTGACCGATTACACCGCCGTCCTGACCGCTAACTATCCAGACGCAGAATGGACCCTCAACGGCGATTCCTACGATGGTCTGACATGGCTGTCTGACACGCCGAAGCCGACACAAGCCGAGCTCGACGCCGCATGGCCGCAAGTCGACTACGACCGCAAGTACGCCGCGGTCGAGAATGCCCGCCGCGCTGACTATGAAGCGACCAGCGACCCGCTGTTCTTCGAATGGCAACGCGGCGACGGAACCGAACAAGCTTGGCTTGACGCCGTCGCAGCTGTCAAAGCCGCCCACCCGTACCCGCCGGCCCCATGATCGTCACCAGCGAAGACGCGAAAACGGCCGCGCTTGCTTTCGTTATGAGCTTGATCGTCCTAGTCTGCTTGTGGATTGGACAGAGATGAACATCGCAAACCCGTCGAAAGCCATGATCGCTCTTGTCGCCCTGGTATGCGTCACACTTCTGCTGATCACCGACTCGATCTCCAATGAGGCCGGCACCGGTCTGATCGGCATGATCGCCGGCTACGCCGTCGGGAACGGCATCGCGGCCCGTCGAGGCGACGAAGTGACCCCGATCATCGGAAAGAAGCCTTGAGATTTCACAGTTGGCAACGGGACACGCCACGGCACCCGTTTGACACCTGCTCACCGAACCTGCGCCAGATCCGGAAGTACCTTGAGGAGCGCTGGGGATTCTGGAATCTTGGCTGTTATGGACGCCGGCCAATTCGCGGCGGCACCGCATGGTCATCGCACGCTTTCGGTGCAGCTCAGGATTTGAGTTATCGCCGTGACGACGGCCACCCGACCGCACCATCACGCGAAGTCGTCGAGCAAGACGTCATCCCCTGGCTCATCGAGCACCACGAAGTGCTTGGCATACAGCGCATTCACGACTACTGGGCAAAGCGTTACTGGGAAGTAGGCCGCGGCTGGATCGGCCGTCCGCCTGGAGCACAAAACGATCACCTGCATATCGAGGTCACTCCCGACACCTGGACTTGGGCGTCACCGATCTCGGAGCGCATCGTGTCCGGCCCGCCACAGACCACTCAGCCGGCCGCGGTGCCTTCGTACCCTGGACAGTCAGTCCGCAAAGGATCGAAAGCCAAGGACCGCGTCAAACTGATTCAGCGTGAGCTCAAGACGCTCGGCTACAACGTCGGCCCCGTCGATGGCATCTTCGGCCCGAAGACCGACGCAGCTGTCAAAGCC